ATTTTTTCATTGAGATGTTTATATTCAACAGTTCTTGCTCGAGCTGTATTTTCTTCAGAAATCACAATCGTTGGTGTTAATGCTAATAATAAAGTTAGTAATGCTATTTTCATGTTATATTTTCCTTTTGGGATTGTTTAGTAATGTGTCAACTTGTGGCTGACACGACTATTTATCATTTTAATTTTTTACGGTAATTATACATCTTAAGATAGAAAAGGCACCGTTTTGGTTCATGTACCGGATGAGGTAATTCACCATATAACCTAATCATATCTTCATATATTTCTTCAGGACTCAAATGAAACTCCGAATTACACCAGCGCCATATAGAATGGCCATCATTACATTAATTATAATTACACTTGATTCTTTCCATAACCAACCAATGTAAATCCAACCGATGCCCGCTAGACAACCTAACCAGACATTTATTGGATACCAATCCATCGAACTAGCAAAGGCACAACCACAGGCACCAACAGTCGATAACCATTTGACCCAAAAAGCAAATATACTTTCATTCTTAATCATAGCGTATTATATATTATTTTTCTTTTTTAGTCAAGCCTTTTCGAGGCAATCTTGGGTTTATTTTTAAAGCAGGATTTTGATGAAATAACCAATTGACATACAAGACAGCATCGTCTTCATCGGTAAAGTGTTGAGTAACAGTTTCACCTGTTAATATTGAACCAGCAAATAGTAATATGTTGCCTTTATAATTAGAAAATTTAATCCACCAATAGTCACGAGCTATCGGTTGATATGATTTTATATTCTCTTTTATATCTTTATATAATTCTTCGTTCATATTTGCCTGTCCAGAGCTTTATTTTTTTATACATAGCTGGTGTCCGGTTTGCTGAGGTAGCTCCAGCTAGCCATCAATGATAAGGTCTTGTATTCTGTGTTTTTCTTACTTTAGGAGAGAATTTAATAGAATCGGGTTTCTTTTCTAAATGATTCTTCCTTACTTTACAGCTAACCCAATCATTATAATATTCATCTGTTCGTAAAGCGTGGCGATTAAATATCTCATAACTTTCCCAATAAGATAATTCACCCTTAGTTTTACACAAATGAAGAATTTCTCTTGTGAAATTTTGTTCGCCTTGTTTTTCAACATCTTCTTGGAGAACTTTATTACTTCCCCAATATTTTATCCAGTTGGATGGTTTGCGAACTTTCTTTACTTTACCTTTAACTTGTTTTCGGCCGGCTTGAGTAAAGAATTTCTTACCAACATATTTGCGACCAGTTTTTAAATTAGTGATTAAGTAAACTATACCAAAGTATTCACCAATATTTTCTTCAGTGAATTCTCTTCCGTTATATGTCCAATTCAATAGTCTTCTACACCCTTTCCATCAGTGTTGTTCATACTGGTATTTAGATTTTCTGAATCCAGTATTAAATATTCACCACAAAATGGACAGTAGATTGGATCGGATTCACATACACTATCAACATAATTGATAGCAAATTCTGATTGGCAGTTATGGCAGGTGTGATCTAGTGTTTTCATTATACTCCTACAACAGGTATGTTTATCTCTTTTTGACTTTTCTTTTTGGTATAATCTGCAATGGCAGATTTGATGGCATCTTCAGCCAAGACGGAACAATGTATTTTAACTGGAGGGAGTGCCAACTCCTCAACAATGTCGGTATTCTTGATAGCCGTGGCCTCATCGAGGGTCTTGCCCTTGAGAAGTTCTGTGACAAGACTAGAACTAGCAATAGCACTGCCACAACCATATGTTTTAAATTTTGCGTCTTCAATAATTCCTGTTTCGTCATTGACTTTAATCTGTAATTTCATTACATCACCACAAGAAGGTGCTCCCACCATTCCTGTGCCAACATTTGGATCATTTTTATCTAATGATCCAACATTTCTTGGATTTTCATAATGATCTAAAACTTTGTCGCTATAAGCCATTTATAACTCGACCTCTTTTAGTTCATGTTCTCTATCTAAGTATTTGTATTCGACCTTAACAGGATCAAACTCTTTTAGTTCTTCAAATATAACTTTTGGATCAAAAGGACCACAAGTATATATGTCCAACTGTATTAATCCAGGATCAGGTTCGTCCCAAATATGTAATGCAATGTGACTTGTTTCTATAATAACAACACCAGTAATGCCTCTATTACCAGGTACATCAATGTAACTTGTAATGGGACCTTGGCATATTTTCATACCAATTTTTTCTACAAGTGCTTGTAACCAACCATGAGTCCACGCTCTGTCTGTTGGTGTTTTTCTTGTTTCTGCTCTGACAATTAAATGTCTATGTATGACTTCCATATTATCCTTAAACTGAAAAACTTGAACCACATCCACACTTTGTTTGTGCGTTTGGATTCTTTATGGCGAATTGTTCGGCCATTATTGTTTTTTGATATTCAATTGTTGATCCTTGTATATACTGAGCTGACATTGGATCTACAATAACTTTTAACTCTGAACCTTCTAAATCAAATGAAAAATCATCTTCATTAATTTCTTTTTCCCATGTAAAACCATATTGAAAACCTGAGCAACCGCCACCCTCAACAAAGATTCTTAGACCTTTAATTTCAGGATCATCTTCTGCCTGAATTAAGTCAAGTATTTTATCAGTGGCTGATTGCTCAATAGTTATCATTTATTACTTCTCTTTTTTCCAAAGAGTCCAAGCACCGTAAGCAATAGCAACCCATGATGCGAGTTTAACTAATGGACTAGCAATTAATCCTACAACACCAACGGCAATAAGAACTGTGCCATCCCATGATGTTCTTTCAGCCCAACGAGCTAAAGCCCAATCTTTTACAGCTGATACTTTTGATAATACATCTAACATCTAAATTTCTCCTTGTTATGCAACTTGACCCCAAACATCTTCCCATGAACCTTTTAAAGCGCCTTTTGCATAATCTGTGGCACGGTTCTCAAAAAAGTTTGTGTGTGTCGGTGCGTTAATCATTTCTTCGACCCAAGGTAGTGGATTCTTCTTCACCTTATACACGCCCTTGAGGCCTAAAGAAATTAGTCTTCTATCACAAATATATCGAATATAATGTTTAACCTGGTCGGCAGTCAAATCAGGCATATCACCCATTTCAAATGCTAAATCAATAAATTTATCTTCAAGTTCAACCATCTTCTCAGCAATAGTATATATCCTAGATTTTAGGGTATCGTTCCAAATTGCTTTGTTCTCTTCAATATAAGTTCTGAATAATTTAATCATTGATTCGGTGTGCATTGTTTCATCTACAATTGACCATGTTACAATCTGTCCCATACCTTTCATCATACCGTGGCGTGGGAAATTAAGTAACATAATAAATGAGGAGAACAATTGCATACCTTCCGTAAATGCTGAAAATACAGCAATATGTGTGGCAGTAGATTGTTTATCGCCATTTCGTGAGCTAATATCTAACACATAATCATGTTTGTTTTTCATTGCTTCATATTCTAAGAATTCATTATATGTTGATTCTGGCATTCCTAGAGTTTCAATCAAATGTGAATAGGCGGCAACATGAAGTGCTTCACGAGCAGCAAAACCCATTAACATCATACGAACTTCTGGTTGAGGAAAGTAAGGTAAATAATTCTTAACATAGCCACCAGCAACATCAACATCACCTTGTGTAAAGAATCTAAAGATGTTTGTTAAAAAATGTTTCTGTGGTTGTGTGAGTTTATTTTTCCAATCTTTTACATCTTCAGCCATAGGAACTTCTGTATGTAACCAATGAGATTGTTCATGCTTTAACCAAGCATTATAAGCCCATGGATAATTGAAAGGTTTAAAACTGTTTCGTTCTTTTAGTAGATTAGCTTCTTCTTTTGCCATTATTGTGCCCATTCCTCCAATTGTTTAGTAGATATAACTCCGACATTTCTTTTTACTTCTGTATCATTTTCTACCATAACAAGAGTTGGAACTGAGCGAACCATATACTTTTGTGCTATTTCTTGGTTCTCGTCAATATCAATCACTTCAATTGGTGTTTCTATGTTAGCGCCATCTAAATTCATAGCCAACATTTTACATGGACTACACCATGATGCTGTAAATCTTAAAATCTTTTTACTCATTTATTATCCTTCGCAAGCTATACACACAGATTCATCCTGTGCAATTTGTGTTAAATCAATTTCTTTAATTACATCTCGTTCAATTTTTTTGGCAACTTTATCAGCTTTGCCAATCTTTTCACTTCTACAATAATACATGGTTTTTAATCCACCTTTCCATGCTAAGAAGTGAATCGCATGAATGTATCGAATGTCAGCATCTGGTCTAAAAAATACATTTAAACTTTGAGCCTGATCGATCCATTCTTGTCTATCAGCTGCGTGTTGAATTACCCATCTCTGGTCTAATTCCATAGCAGTTTTAAAAACATCTCTTTGCCAATCATCAAGTATATCTAAATGTTGAACTGAACCATCATTCGCAATGATTGATGACCAGATTTCATCATAATCCAATTTACTATCTTTTTGGCATTTTTCTTTGATAATATTATCTAAGAATTTGTTTTTATTTAAATGAGCACCAGACATTGTGTCTTGTCTATAAGCATTAGCACGATATGGTTCAATACTTGGTGAGGTATTGCCCATGATAATACTTGAC